CATAAAAATCGTCTGGTCAGCTTCGGACTTGTTGCTTAGAGCTTCAATGATTTCTGCCAGTGTGATTGTCTGTGTCATTTTCTTGCCTTCCTTTCGGGGAGCTTCCCCGTCCTTATGAGATAAGTAAATCAGCTCCGTGTATACGCTGTCAATACGAGAGCACGCCCGTGTCGTGTGAGATTTATCACACCCCGACACGCCGAGGCTCGGGCGTCTGTGTTGACGGTGTCAGCGGGCCGTGCTTTACTTCTCCAATGATAAACCGATACAACTCGCCCGAAATGGCGGCGGTTTGGTCAGACCAGAACAAGATAGCCACTTGGGCTCGTATAGAGCTCGAAGTGATGAAGGCGCAAGGCAAGCGGGGGATAGTAGAACCCGACTTGTGGCGGGCTCTCGAACTTGTCCTGCTGCCAACCCCCGACGAAGTGGCGCACCAAGAACTCACACTCAAGCACGACGTTATGGCCTTCCTCGAGGCCTGGAGACTTAAGACCGACAACCGCGAGATTCACCGATTCTTACACTTCGGGCTTACCAGCTCCGACATCGTCGAGACCAGCCAGTCTGTTATGCTATCTCAGGCGACCTGGCTCATTTCCAGTGCGGGTTACGACCTGCTGGACGCTCTAATCGAGCACGCATTTAAATACCGAGACACTCGCAGAGCGGGCCGCACACACGGCCAGGTGGCCGAGCCGACGACTTGGGGTTACAGGGTCGCGGACATAGCATTCGCACTGGACAGGAGCCTGGACCGACTCGGCTACGCCGTCATCGGCACCCAGAGCGCTCATATCTCTGGGCCCATCGGCAACTACGCACACGTACCACGCAGCGTCGAACTCGACGTGGCAAGAGAGTTGGGCTTGAATGCACCAAACAGCGCCACCCAGGTGCTGATGCGCGACTCGCTCGGTGCCTGGGCCTACAGCCTGGCCAACCTGGTCAGCATCTGCGAGGCATTCGCGCTCGAGGTCAGACACGGCCAGCGCACAGAACTTAGTGAGCTATTCGAAGGCACGACCAAGGGGCAAGAGGGCTCGTCTTCTATGCCGCACAAGGCCAACCCAGTCACCTCTGAAAAGATTTGCGGGCTTGCACGTATGGCCAGGGCCTACGTGATGCCGCTGACCGAGGGCATCGCTCTCTGGCACGAACGCGACATCAGCCACTCGTCCGTCGAGCGTATAGCGCTCCCAGACCTTTGTGCAATCACCGAGCACGTCTTGACCGCCACAACCGAGCTGGTCAAGCATCTGCGCATCAACGCAGAAAAGATGCACTTCAACGGCGCCAGCCAGGGCAGCACCACGATGCTCAACAAATACATTCGAGCGGGTATGACCAGAAACGAGGCTTACCAGGCCGCGAAGTTCGGCACCCGCGAGATGTGCGAGCCAGCCGATACCCAACACACCTGGGACGCCCTGGCTATGCTCAGGCTTGCTATCGAAGAGGCCAAGACAATGAACGGCGTGTCGTCCCTGTGACGAACGATGCTTCGTGCTACACTAGTCACCACAACGGGGGAAGGACCGAAATGTATAACTTCAAATCAGCACTGCGCGTCGAGACGAACTCAACCTGGGCGAACCAGCTCGACGCGGTTCTAAAGCAGGACCCACTGCCAACTCGCGCAAGATACGAGGGAAGCAACAAGCACGGCGACTGGTACTCGGTCGTCCTACCTGCGAGCGTTTGGGCGCTCGCCATCAAATCCGACGAAGGCATCACGGTGGGGTATTACCACTCGCCAGCCGAGTTGGACGACGAACTCAGAAAGGCACTCAATGCCAATCCAAAGAAGCGAGCGGGCTAACAAACCCGAATGTCTCTTTCAACTTTTGGGGGAACCCCTCGACTCCGCTTCCGTCGGGCATATAGCGGCCCAGCGGAGTCTGGGGTGACCCACTCTCGAGTCCAAAGAGGGCTCAAATCGCAAGACATTGTCGCGAAATATTTCGCAGCCAACGGCTGGCCCTACGCGCTCTCTGCGGGTTCGGGCCGCCAAGGCACAGACGTCACTGGTGTCCCAGGGGTGGACATCGAAGTCAAAGCCAGGCGCGGCATCAATGTCGCGATGGCTATGAAACAGCTTAGAGACCGCCACCAAGAAGGGCTGCTGCCAGTTGCAGTGCTCCGATTGGACGGCCAGGGGGAATCCCACATCGCTGATTGGCCAGCCATTGTGCCTCTCAGCGTATTCCTCGACCTATTGAAAGCGGCAGGGTATGACAAACCCAAGTTCTAACCTGCCCGAAGGGAGCGCAGATGCGCCCAACAACGAAGTTTCTATGGCGGTACGTCGCCGTAGCAGTATTAACAGCGGCAGTTCTCGACGCCGTGTACGCAAAACCCGCGACGCCGATAACGGCGCCGATAGAGCAGGACTTGATGCAAGCGGACGCGAAGGCCGTGGCTCGGGAGTTGCTCACACCTCAGCAGTTCAGGTGCTTCACCCAGCTGATAGGCAAGGAGAGCGCTTGGAACCCGAAGGCTCAGAACCCGACCAGTAGCGCGGCGGGCGTAGGGCAGCTACTTAGTGGCACCTACAAGAATCTAGGAATGCGCCACTCGAACGAGGCGGTGCCCCAAATGGTGGCGACGCTAGCGTACATCGGGCGCAAGTACGGCTCAGCAGGACCCTGTGGTGCGTGGCGCCACTGGAAGGCGAAAAGATGGTACTAGGGGGACAAAATGGAAGAAGTACGCAGCAGCGTTGAACTGCCGCTCGATGTCGCGGGCTGGCTTGAACTCTACAAAAAGACTCAGGCCGATATCAAGGCGCTCGAGGAAAAGGCCAGCACCGCCAAGGAGAAAATCCAAGAGGCGCTCGGCGACAACGAAATCGGCACACTTGACGGCTTGCCCGTTGTGCGCTGGACGAAGGTGACAAGCACGCGGCTGGATATGAAGAAGGCTCGCGAAGTTCTTGACCCAAAGATATTGCAGTTCTTGTCGTCTGAGAGCACCTCTCGTCGCTTCACCTTGGTTGAACTCGGTGAGTAGCTTCGAGCCGATAGTGCCAGCGCCCGATTGGGGTCGCCAGCCGAACGTGCCAGACCACGTCATTTATGAGGACGAGGACGACGAATGAGTTATGCCAAACTATTCAGCGACGACGAAGAATACGCCAACGCCGTCCGAGATGTTGTTGTCCAGGCTGGAGTCTGGTCGCCCAGAAGCGGACAAGTCGCAATCGGCCCAAGCGAGGTCGGCCACAAGTGCACCCGTCGCCTTGCTTATAAGCTCCTCGACTGGGACAAGCCAAACGCGATGCAGGGCGGGTCGTGGGCCGCTCAGGTGGGCACGGCAATACACGCATATTTGGCAGAAGTATTCAGCAAGCGTGAGGGATTCCTCATCGAGCAACGAGTTCAAATCCGAGGCAACCTCTCAGGTACTGTGGACCTTTTCGACGTCAAGAACGGTGTGGTGCTCGATTGGAAAACGACGGGCGCATCTAAGCTGGCCAATTACAAGCGTTTCGGCGCGGACAAACAGCAACTCGTTCAAGTCCAACTCTACGCATATGGCCTGGCTCAGCAAGGAGCTGACGTCAAAAAAGTGGCGTTGTGCTACTTACCGACTAGCGGCTCACTCACAGATATGGTCTTGGTCCTTCACGATTACGACGAGCAGGTCGCGCTTGACGCGCTTGCTCGCATGGACTCGATTCACGCCCTACTGGCTGCGGCAGATGTCGAAGCCAACCCCGAGATTTGGAGTCAGATACCAGCAGAGCCCGACAGGCTTTGCAGTTGGTGTCCGTACTTCAAGCCTTTCAGCAAGTCTCTCGTCGAAGGGTGCCCAGGTGACACTGCCTGAGAAAACCATCAACGACATCATCAAGGAGATGAAAGAGAACGCCGAAAGTGACCCAACCACCAACACCAACCAACAGAAAGAAGACTAAAATGGAAGCATTCGCTTCACCAGCCGCGTCCAGCGCGGGTCCAAAGGCGGCAGACCTCGCAGGTCAGCTGCTCATATTCAAGCCAATCGAGTACCGCACTGGTATCGAAACGGTGAACGGCCCAGCAGATGCAATCAGCTGCGACCTCATCAACCTGGAGACAGGCGAAGAGCACAGCGACGTTTTGTTCTTTAACGTCGCACTACGTTCGGCACTGCGCCCTCTAATCGGTCAGCGAGTGCTCGGACGAATCAAGCAAGGCATCGCAAAGCCTGGCAAGACCGCGCCTTGGATTCTAGAAGACGCATCACAAGACCCAGCCTCGCTCGCTAAGGCACAGGGTTTCAAGCCAGGGGCTGCAGCAGCAGCGCCAGCGGCACCGACTCTCGCGGGTGAAATCACGCCAGAAGTCGCAGCTTTGCTCGCACAACTCGGAGCGAAGCCTCTCTAAGCTTCCACAGGGGAGTACCCTTCCACTCAACTGAGGAAGGAGCGGCGTTGCGAGGGTTCGTGCTTGGGGAAGAGCGAACTTAGGCAATCACTGGGTGCAAGTCCCAGCGCCGCACGCATTAAACGAACGGGGGAAAAGTGTCACTTGATGTCTTCACGGCAGCGCTGAGGTTCGCGGCTGCGGGTTGCTCGGTCGTGCCAGTTATGGCCGACGGCTCCAAGAGGCCTGGCATTGGCTCCTGGAAAGAGTATCAGAGCAAGATGCCGACTGCCGATGAACTCCAGGCGTGGTTCAAAGATGCTAAGGGCGTCGGGCTCATCACGGGCAAGATATCGGGCAACCTCGAAATGATGGAACTCGAGGGCCGCGCCGTTGCAGACGGAATGCACACCCAAATCAAAGAGATGGCCCACGAAATGGGGCTAGACGAGCTCTGGGACAGATTGAACTCTGGCTATTGCGAAATGACGCCGTCAGGCGGCTTGCACTGGCTTTACAGATTAGACGGTGAAGTCCCAGGCAACACCAAGCTGGCTCGCAGACCAGGCCAAGGCGACAGCGTGGACGTGTTGGCTGAAACCCGCGGCGAGGGTGGCTTTGTGGTCGTTGCGCCTACTTTGGGCGTTTGTCACCCTTCGGGCGGTGCGTGGCAGCTCATTTCGGGCTCGATTGAGACAGTGCCTTTCTTGACACTCGACGAGCGCGAGACGCTTCATTCTTTATTCAAATATTTCGACCAGCTTCCAAAGGCTTCCGTGGTAGCTTCCGAGGTCTCCGCGGGCACTCGAGAAGCGAATCTGGAACTGCCAGGAGACGACTATAACGCACGGACGAGCTGGGACGAGATTCTCTTGCCACTCGGGTGGTCCAAGGTCTTCACCAACCGCGGCACGACCGCTTGGCGCCGCCCTGGCAAGAGTGAGGGCATCAGCGCCACCACGGGCTTCGACGGCACCGACTTCTTTTATTGCTTTAGCACCAGCACCATTTTTGATGCCGAGCGGGCGTACTCGAAGTTCGCGGTGTACACCCTCGTCGAGCACGGTGGCGACTTCTCAAAGTCTGCGTCTGCTCTCAAAGCCAAGGGCTTCGGCACAGGCGGCGGCAGTGCTCTCCAGCCGATTGACCTCAGCAGCTGGCTTGAAGCCGCGCCCGAGCCCGAGCCAGACTTTGGCGAGGTGCCAGCACCAGAACCCGACACCAGCTGGCTGCCGCGCATTGTGGACTTCGACGAGGACGAAACCGAGCCTGGCCCGACCGTGCTCTACCGTACAGACGGGCAGTGCTTGCTCTACGCGGGCAAAATCAACGCCATTTTCGGAGAGTCAGAGTCTGGCAAGACTTGGGTGGCGCTCGAGGCGGTTAGACAGCAGCTCGTCCAGGGCAACAAGGTCTTTTATATTGACTTCGAGGATTCAAAGCGGGGCATTCGCGGGCGTCTAAAGGCACTCGGCGTCTTGCGCGAGCACTTCCCACGCTTCAAATACGCCAACCCAGATGGTGCGTACAACGAAATCGCACAGCAAGCGCTCCTGTCCTCGATTCGCGATTTCACGCCCGACTTAATAGTGATGGACGGCGTCAATGCCGCGATGAACCTGCTCGGGCTCGACCTTGAAAAGAATAAAGACGCCACCCAGTTCAGTCAGGTGGTCTTGCGACCGCTTCGCTTGTGGGGCGCCGCGGTCTTGACCATTGACCACGTCACCAAGAGCAAAGACAACCGAGGCAACTACGCAATCGGCGCACAGGCCAAGCGTGCAGACATCGACGGCGTCGCAATCTCGGTCGATGTCTCTCTACCTTTCGGCCGAGGCTCAAATGGTAAGCTAAATCTGAAAATCACCAAAGACCGCCCAGGCTTTGTGCGTGGCATCTCGCAAGAGGCATCTTTTGTCGGTACTGTGGACTTAATCTCAAAGCCCGACAACCGCATCGAAATCTCAATCGTCGGTGGCCAGACTGGCTTCTCGCCCCACGAATACCTGATGCGCAAGCTGTCCGAGTTTATGGAAAAGCACGGGGCCGAGCTGTCCACCAACCAAATCGTCCAGGCGATTGAGGGTGGCACCGACCAGATTAAAAAGGCGCTCGCCCAACTCGAGAATCAGGGCTTCTTGGCAGTTCGCGCCCACGGGCAGGGTCGCTATTTCACTCACTCCAAACCGTACGTGCTGGGAGCACCACAACCATTCCAGGGGGCCCTCGGTGAGTGACTCTCGCAACTTGACCGACTTGACCGATATTGACCGTCGCAGTATCGGTCAATTAACGGCCTACGCGTACCGAAACTTGACCGACCTCGCCCCCCCCTATAAGGGGGGGCGGTCGGTGAAGTCGGTGGGCACACCAACAGTCAGGTTTCAGAATGCAGGATAAAAAGGCTCGTCCTGGGGTGTGTTTGTCCTGTTTCGGCTTCGTTTGGAGAGCGCAGTGGTGCGGGTTTCGCTTCGAGTGCGACCCGATTCCAGTGGACTTGCTGACCGAGGCCAAGTGCCTCTTCAACAAGAGGCCGACATATGGAGTTTCTAGGTGGCGGCCAGGCTTCTACCTAGAGCGGCGTTCGATGCTGAACATCGCAAAGCAATACGAGCTGGTATTGGCCAAGCACCAATGCCGCTCAGACCAGTACAGTCGGACAGAGCCCGACTACTGGAACGAAAAAACGGCCGTGTCGAGTGACACGCCGAACTTCTAAAGGGGGAACAAATGGCAGGACGTCTTATCGCCGTAGTCGGCGGCCAGTACGGCAGTGAAGGCAAGGGAGCTGTGGCAGGCTACCTATCCGCGACCTCAGATGCACCGTTTATGGGCATCAGGGTTGCAGGGCCCAACGCTGGGCACACCGTTTATGGCAAAGGACCAGACGGCGAGGAGTCATACGCTTGGCGCCTTCGCTCGATTCCAGTGAATGCAGTGACGGCACCAGAATCAGACCTAATCATCGCGGCAGGGTCCGAGATTGATATGGAAGTATTCAACCGCGAACTGCACGACCTAGACAAAGCGGGCTACCAAGCCAGCTCACGCATCATCGTGGACGACCAGGCGACCATCTTGGAGCCTATGCACCACGACATTGAGACCGCAGACGGCATTCAAGCCAGAATCGGCTCGACCAGCAAAGGCATCGGCGCTGCACGTGCCGACCGCATTATGCGCAAAGCTTCACTATTCGGCGGCGGCGTTGACACCTCAAAGGTGATTCGCGACCACTTGCGAATGGGCGGCACTGCACTAATCGAGGGCACACAGGGCTACGGTCTTGGACTGCACGCAGGTCAGTATCCGTTTTGTACCAGCCAAGACTGCCGAGCCATTGACTTCTTGTCACAGGCTGGTGTCTCACCTTGGGACAAAGCAGTGGACGTCTTTGATGTTTGGGTCACTGCACGCACTTACCCGATTCGTGTGGCTGGCAACTCTGGCCCACTCGAGAACGAGACCAACTGGGAAGAGCTTGGACTAGAAGCCGAGCGCACCACAGTGACTCAAAAGATTCGCCGTGTTGGCCATTTTGATGCGTCACTCGTCCGCGAGGCAGTCGTCGCAAACGGCGGCTCACCAAACGTCAAAATCGCGCTGACTATGTTCGATTATATCTTTCCAGAGCTCAAGAATCAGTCACAAATTGACATCTTGACAGAAGAGCAGTACAACTATATCACAGACATCGAGAACCAAGTCGATGCTCGAGTTGCACTTATCGGCACAGGCCCTTCAACGATGGCGTGGGTCAAATAATGGCCTTCGAAAAATGGGAAGACATAGCAGCTGCACTCGGCAAGCTGCCACTCGAAGGAGACGCAGCACCTGAGGGCATTCAGAGTCTGGCCAGTTGGTGGCTAGATGAAACACGCAACGAACTGGATTCTGTCATACCAAAGGCTTTGGAGTATGGCAGTGCCGACCTCAAAGTCATCGGCTTCGCTCTGAGCCAGATGATTGGCGAGCCAAAGGACGTCACAAACGACGAGCTCGGCATCGCTTTTTACGTCCTCGGCAAGGTGGCACGTCTTGTTGGCGGGTACGCAGACGGGCGCAAGCCAAGCGACGACACCTGGCACGACATCGCTATCTACACAAAAATGGCCCAGTACGCACGCCACAACGGCGAGTGGGGCGGTTTCGCAAAGTGATTGTCTATCTAGCCGCGCCTATCGATTTCGACAAGGGCTCTCGCATCACGAAGCTAAAAGACGAAATCAAGGCGCACTTCAAAGAGCAGGAATGCGTCTGGGTGTACGACCCAGCTGGCGCGTGGAATGCACCGAAAGACTTAGTGCCCGACGAGTTCGTGCATTGGTCGAATCTCAAAGTGTTAGAGGACGCAGACATCGTCGTGGCCGTGCTACTGCGCAGCGTCTTCACAATCGGCACAATCGTTGAAATACAGCACGCCGTTGATAAAGAGATTCCAGTCGTTGTGATTGGCGATGTCGGTATGAACAGCGTTGCGCTTGCGGCTCTTGAAGCCCCTGTATTCGAATCTATCAAAGAATGGAGTGATAATGGCAGCCCTATTGTACCGCGTCTTGACGCCAACTGGCCTTGCACCGACTAAGGCGTACGCAGATGATGCGGGTTTCGACCTGTACTGTGACGCAGAAATGGTCATTGAACCAAGCACTTTTGTTGATGTGCCGCTAGGTGTGGCAATCAAAGTGCCCGAAGGAACGTGGGGCTTGCTGACAGCTCGCTCCAGCACGTTGCGAAAGCACGGCTTAATGGTAGCGCAGGGCGTGATTGACTGCGGCTACACTGGCCCTCTCTTTGCTGGTGTGTGGAATATGACCGACAAGCCAGTGAAAATCGAGCCAGGTATGCGCCTGGTGCAGTACATCTTGATGACGAATGCTTCCCTTGACGTTGATGCGCAAGAGGTTGAGGAACTACCCAAAACCGACCGTGGCGCGTCTGGTTTTGGGAGTTCTGGTGTCTGATAAGCCGCTAATCGAAATCGCTCAGGAGCTCAGGGACTTGGCCACTTGGTACAAGGACCTGAGCGCCGAGCTCGAACCTGGACGCACAGGCGAGCGCACCAGCCGCTCAATGCCAGGACCTAGACTGCCCTTGCGTGTCGATGTGCTTGACGCGATTCTGGACATTCGCACTGATACACTTATCTGGGAAGCTGAGCTCAGGCTCAAGACCGACCAAGTGGCAGTCCCGAACACGAACACTGAGCGTTCGCTGTTTTGGGTTGCAGACGCACTCGAAAAGTGGCCAACTGATAACCGCACCGAGCTGATTGAAGAAATCGGCTTTTCAACGGGCAAAAGGCACACTCAGGTCAAGATACTTCTAGGATTGGAGCAGAGGCCCTTGTCAGCAAGACTAAGATGTCCGTATTGTACTAAGTCGTTAGTTATCAAGCTCGACCAAGGGCTTCTGCTCTGCAGGAACCGTGCGTGCAGGTGTGCAGTTGACACGTGTGTGTGCTACAGTGGACGTGGCCATAGCTGGACCGAGACTGAATGGCCAAGGTTGGGCCTTATGCTCGACACGCCGTTAGAGGCTTAAGTCGTGTCGGTTG